TCGCCCGGGGCGGGCATGGGCAGGATGCCGGTCTCGGCGACCGAGTCCAGCTCGATCGACTCGTAGACGTCGAAGCCGACCACAACCGGGAAGCCGGCGGCGATCGCCTGCTTGAGCGCGGTCGGCGACACGTTGACGCGCATGTACTTCGTGACCCGGTCGGCCTTGGCATCCGTGTCCGCCACGAGCGGCGGCGCCTCGGCGAAGTGGTCCTCGACATACGGCCAGTCGGCCTCGGGCGGGAACCCCGTCTTGCTGACGACCTTGAACCCGTCGCGGATCTCGGCCCCGGCGTCCTCGCCGACGTTGCCCTCCATCTCCCGCTCGCGGTAGTAGATCCACAGGCGCGAGGGGTCGACGTCGGCCAGCTCCTGCGTCCGCGCCTCGTAGCGCAGCGCGGCGGCGATCGCGTTGGCGGTGCAGCTGCCGAGCTGGCCCTGGTCGTAGATCGGGAAGGCGAGGCGGCCAGTGTCGCGCAGGTCGACGCACGACGGCAGGGCGGCTGCCTCAGGCAGATCGACATGATCGGCGAGGCGATGGTCGCGGTCGTCGGGCTGGTCAGGACGCCATCCGTAGGCGTGCGCCATCAGCGGCCCCCCTCGTCGTCGTCCTTGTCGTCGAGGCTGCTCGGGTCCCCGTTGGGTGACCGGCCGCCGGTGTCGTCGTTGGGGTTGCCCGGGGTGTCGGACATGCGGACCTCCTGCGATGATTCGCGGGGTGAGAGGAAGGGCGGCGCTGGTGGCCGCCGCGGGAGTGGTGGTGCTGGTCGCGCTGCCGGCGGCCGGCTGGTGGACCGGCACCCACTGGCTGGCCGCGCAGCGGCTCCAGCCCCACCGGGGCATCGACCGCTACTACGGCGCGTTCGGTGTCGCTGTCCTACACGACGGCTGCTCGCCGCCGCTGGCTGGCTGGCACCTCTCGTGGGGTCAGCCGGTCAGGCTGCGCGACTGCGGTTAGCCGTGGATGCTCGCGAAGGCGGTCGGGACCTCGCCCGGGTACCAGGGCGTCCAGTCGCCGTTGATCCCGTGCATCGTCACGTCGGCGTCGGGCCCGCCGCAGCCTGAGTAGTCGGTCCAGCCGATGAGGCGCGCCTGGCCGCCGGCCCACTCGTGCGGCCCGGTGCCGGACTCCACCTCGTGGTTGCAGACCCCCTCGTGCCAGGTGATCCACACCGTGCCGTAGGAGCCGTCGTCGACCCATCCGGACACGTGGATCAGCCGGAGGCAGTGACCCGCGGGCCAGCCGTCCGAGCCGGTCGAGGTGTACCGCTGGGACGACGCGTCAGCGTTCAGGTGGGTGTACTTGCCCTGCCAGGAGTCCCAGAACTGCCCGCCAGCCACGGCGCGGTAATCGCCGTTGTCGTAGACGGTGCCCGGGTTGTCGAACCAGTTCCCGCAGGCGCCGCCGGTGGCGGCCGCCGGGCGCGGGGTCAGGCTGACGAGGCCGCCCGTCAGCAGCAGGGCGGCGAGCAGGAGCACCAGCGGGCGCAGGCGCGCGGAGACGAGGGGTGGGAGCACGGAGAGACCTCCTGTCGAGCCGGCTCAGCGCCGGTAGAAGCGGACCACGAACTTGACGAGCCGGCCCTGGTAGAGCAGGACGCCGGCCAGCAGGAGCACGATCCCCGCGCCGCGCGGGAGCGGACTGCCCAGCAGGTAGTTGGCCCCGATGAAGGCCAGCGTCGTGCTCGCCGTGGCCGAGCGGACGAGGTTGTCGAGCTCCTCCAGCAGCGGCGTGTTGCGCGGGTGCCGATGCCATGAGTAGGCGGCCAGGCCGACCGCCCACCAGGCCACGGCGGCCAGTGGGATCAACGCGGCGGCGGCGGGGACCACGACCAGGTCCGGCAGGGCCGGACCGGCATTGGCCGCTATGATGGCCAGTAGGGCCACAGCCACGGCAGTCGCGAGGGCGCGCGCGATGATCGCGGTCATCGCAGGCCCCGGGCCAGCTGCTCCAGCTCCCGGGCAACCCGATCAGCGCGTTCGGCTGTCTTGTGGGCGCGGGCCACCGTCGCTCGAGTTCTCACCTCCCTCTGCGCCACCTCTCGTTCTTGCTCCTGCCCTGCCCTCATACGCCGGATCAGCCAGTCGAGCACGGGCATGTCAATCCCTCCGCTGACGGAGTCCGCGGATCTCATCCACATCGGCGCGGAGTTCTCGCAGGGTTGCCGCGGTCTGCGTACTGAACGTCTCCAGAGACCCGGTCAGCCTAGCCATCGCCTCTCCCTGGCGGTCGAGCTGGTCCAGCGCCCGTCGGTGGACCACGCCACTGACCACGTCTCCGGCCGTCAGTGCCCGCCACAGCAGGACCAGTAGGCCGGCGATGATGATGACTGCCGTGACCCAGCCGCCGACATCAGATGCGGCCTTCAGCAGTGCTGGGTCGGGCATCAATCCTTCACGACCAGCCGCGCCGACTCCACCACGCCCGCGGCCACCCCGGCGATGTGCTCGTCGGTCACTGGCGTCGCGTCCTTGCCGGGCGGGCCCTCGGGCCCGGCGGGGCCGGGCGGCAGCGCCTGCCCCTGGTACATCGGCACCCGCGCCCGCAGGTGCATGCCCGGCAGCGGCTCCGACCACTCGGCGACCTTGTACGAGGAGTCGGACGGGTTGAGGACGCAGAACGACCAGCTCGAATCACCGAAGGCGGCGAACAGCAGGATCCGGTTGATGGTATCGCCGCTCCCGTCCGGGCGTGCCGGGCCGCGGTCCTGCGAGACCCAGATGTCGCGGATGTCGGTCGAGAAGCACGGCACGTTCACGTAGGACGTTGCGGCGTTCTGGATGCCGCCCGCCCCGCCGGAGACGGCTGACCACTTCACGACGCCGTCGGCGCCGAGCAGGAACACGTGGTTGACGCCGTTGAGGTAGAGGCACTGGCCGACGGCCATGGGCGGATCTCCTGTGGGTGTGGTGGCGGCGCCCCCGACCGTCAGCGCGCGCAGCTGGTCGAGCGTGCCCGGGTACCAGTTGAAGTCGACGCCACCGACGATTCCCGAGACCGTCGTCAGGCCGTCCTGGACGATCTCGATGGGATCGGTCGACGCCGGCAGCGGCCCGTTCGATGACGGCCACGCCAGCCAGAGCCAATAGGGGCACGGGTAGTTCAGGCCGTGCGAGGTGATGAAGTGCCAGTACGAGTACCAGCCGGTCGAGCCGCCGCCCAGCCGCCAGCCCAGACGGCCGTTGAAGTCGTCACGCCACGGGCCGAGGGGACCCCCGCTCCCGGCTGCGACCTCCATGTCGTTCGCCAGCAGCATCGCGCGGACATCGCCCATCGACGTCGCCACCCGCCAGAACCAGTCGGCCTCGGCGTACGCGCCCGAGGTACTGGGGTTGAGATCAGGGCGCGCGAAGTGGTAGAGACCGGGAATCACCCCTGGCCGCTGGAAGCTCGCGAAGTGGCGGTCGGCGGCCGAGTCCTTGAACCCGACTCCTTCGGTGGCCTTCGTCAGCGCGAAGGAGTAGTCGCCGGTGCCGTCCCAGGTCCCCTGCTGCCAGCCGCTGGTGTCGAAGCCACGCTCCGTCACGGCTCCGGACTCTTCAGGTGCGGCGGCGGGTCGAACGCCTCGGGGTGGGCCTCCCGGTACGCGTCCTGGGCGGCCACGACCGCCCTGTTGTGCAGCTCCCGGCCCACCGGGCAAGCGCGGCGCTCGCCATGCTGGCACTCTGGGCAGCCGGGTTCGCCGTCGGCGCCGCGGACGTGGCGCGTCCAGGCGGCGTCTGCGTCCACGACGGATGGGTGCTGCAGGTGGGCGAGGTGGTCGGGCATGGGGCAGACCTCCTGTCTGCTGGGCGGGTTGTCCCTGGACGACTCGCGGCTCCGGCGGTCATGCTCATGCAGCGACCGGCCCGCAATGCCGGAGCGTTGGAGTGAGGCATGGCGAATCACGGCGAGCGGGACGAGGACAAGGACTATCGGGAGTATGTGATCGACACGACCATCGCCCGCCACGGCCTGTGGCTGATGGTGGTCGGCGCCGTGGCGCTCGTGCTGGGATTGGTGCTCGCCATCCGCACCGGCGCCTAGCGATTGACGATCGTCCCGATGTAGTCGATCGACCTGACGAGGCGCTGGAAGCCCGCCTGCGGCAGCACTGCCTCGGGGAACTGGGTCACGTAGTACGTCGCCTCGGCGCTGCCCTCGGTGACCGTCATCCCGACAATCTGAGCCGTCTGGTGGCGAATGCCGAAGGTGGGGAGATGGAGCTGGATGAAATCGAGTTCCCGTGGGCCCCAGCCGTTGTTGGCCTTGAGGATGCCATCCGTGCCGCCTGTGCGCACCACCTGCACCTGGGTGGCCACGATCGGCGCTCCCTTGCGCGCTGCAATCGCGCGACCGTACCGCGTCAGGAACGAGAACCCCACGGTTCCGACGTCGGATACGGTGTCGGTCAGGACCATGTCGCCCGCAGCGCCGACGGACGCTGGCCAAGTCGATGATCCTCCGCTGTCGCCGAACGGGATCGCGTTGATGCGCGCTTCGGTGGAGTAGACCTCGGCCGCGTTGGACAAGGCCGTATCGTTCGCCACGACGTTGACGCCCTCCGCGAACACGACCTCGGCGGACCGGTCCGTCCCCAGCGACAGGCCGTAGTTCAGCTTGTCGGCCGTCGCGCCCGCGCCCGGATCCTTACGAATGCTGGCGCCGTCGAAGGCCGCCGCCGCCTGGATGATGTCGAGGTGAGTCTGCCCCTGGCCGCCGAACGCTGCGGCCACGAAGTTGCCGTTGTAGCTGGAGCCGACAGTGAACCGTGACGTGCCCCACCAGCCGGCCGTCCGCGATTGGAAGCGCAGGCGGTTGAAGTACACCGCACACGTCCCGCCCAGGTTGCCCATGCGCACACCGAGGCGACCGGTCGCTGGGATGGCCCAGTCGATGCCATCGTAGAAGACGCATCCGGTGTCCTTCCCATTGAGCAGGATCCTGACTCCCACCTTGGGCGCGAACCCGGGTTGTGTGTTCGTGTAAAGAACAGCGGTCAATTCGAAGGGAAAAACACCCGGAACGTTCGTGAATACATTGGTCACCTGATTACGTAGCGTGAACACCCCGGCAACTCGCGAGTAGATCTGCGCCACGACGTTGTATGCGGCACTGGCGGCTCCGGTCTCCTGCAAGAAGAACTGAGCCAGGATGCCGTTCGCGCCCGTGGCGTCTGCCAGCAGCCACAAGCCGGCACCGGGGCCTGTATTTGCCCCGGCCGTGTCGTCGCCGACTGCGACTCCCCAGGCCGTCACCGACGCGGCCTGGAGGAGCTGATAGCCAGCACCGAACTGATCATCCGTCCAGGTGGCGTTGGTGATCGCGTAGGAGCCGTCAGCGTTGGCGCTGATGGCTTTGGCGCCGTACAGGACGTCGTTGAACGAATCGCCGAAGCCCGAGCTGCTGTAGCTTGCGCCCCCGCCCCAGTTCGTGAAGTCGTCATCGTGAAGCAGGACGCGCGTGCCGTACATGGCCTCGGCGATCTGGTGCGCGCGGTAGGTGTTCGCGAGCAGACTCCCCTCTTCGCCCGGGAATAGCTGGCTCTGCTGGAGCCAGTACAGCGTGTCCGATCCGGACAGTTCCCAGGTCCCGTCGAGCAGGGCGTTCATCTTCGTGATGACGCCGCTGACGACCGGCGAGCCGGCGCCCACGTCGCTCAGGTAGCCCTCGACCTTGAGCCCGATGCCGCGGTTGGCGCTGTTCAGGAGGGCGCCGTACTGCGCCTTGTAGCGGCCGAACTCCTCGCTGTACGGCGGCGGGAGCTGGATCGTGAAGTCGCTCAGCGTGGTCGAGCCGGGGTAGCCGGGCAGGAGCGCGCGGACCGTCCAGGTGCCGCCGATATGGAAGAGGTCGTGCACCACGACCGCGCCCGAGTTGGGGTCGCGAAGGTCGTAAGCAAGCTTCAGGGGGACGCCTTCGGCCATCAGACGTCCACGCGCCAGCCGAAGCGGTAGTCGGTGTTGGGTGACAGCGGAGTTGTCGCGGCCACTATGAACCCCACTAGCTGCCCCTGTGCCAGTTGCGCGACCTCCTGAAAGGCACAGCCGATCGGCGGCGGCGTCCAGGGGGTGATCCCTACATCGGGCGAGGCGAAGGGGGTCGCATTGATCGCTCCGGCGATCAGCGTGCCTACGTAGACGTCCAAGTCGGCGACCAGCGGCGCATCCAGGGCGATGGCCACGAGCGGCCCCGCCGCCAGCCCGGAAGACCCGGTGGTGAGGCGGAACCGTCCACGCAGGCCGGAACTGTCCGCCTGGACGGCGGCGGTAGCGCCGACGCCGGCGCCCACTCGGACGGCGATGGTCGGCATCAGCCCCTCGTCCAGCGCGACTCGCGCTCAAACAGGAACTGCGCGGCCAGGTCGCCCGGGAAGCTGCCCAGCCCGATCGTGCTGTGCACGTTCGGCAGCAGCACCGCCTCGTCGATGAACCAGTTCGTCCCGAGCGTGGCCGCCGTCACCGCCCGCCATTGCACGTTGTGGCCGGCCGGCGGCGCTACCGCACCCGATCCGTTGGCCTTCAGCCAGACGTACGAGGTGCTCGCCTGGTTGGCCTTGAACGTGGTTGAAGCGCCCGCGACGAACGCGGCGCTCGTGGCGTCCCACCAGCCCAGGGTCATCTCGCTGGCGGAGCCGGCTGCGCTGGTCACCTTGACCCGGAACCAGATGTCGTACAGGCCGCTCGGCGGCTGCCACGTGGTGCCGAACTTGTCGTCGTTGCCGCTGGTGGTCCCGGACGCGCACTGAGCGGTGTGGCCGGCGCTAGCCGCCGCGTCGACCTGGTTCGTCCAGCCCGTCCCCAGGGTCCCGCTCTCGGCCTCGGCCTGCAGCTTCTCGACGCTGCTCCCGTTCGAGCCGAAGGGGACCGCGAAGAAGCCGTAGAGGCGATAGCCGTTCTGCGCCGGCCCACTCGCGTCGCCGAGCGCCCAGTCCGTGTTCGCCGCGCCGCCGAGACCCTGGCTCACGGATGGTGCGTTCTGGTACAGCCAGCCGATCAGCGGCGCATTGGAGGTCTGTCCGAACGTGGCCGACCACCCCAGCGTGCCCGTCGTCGCGAGAGTCGCGTTCGTGGTCACGGCGATGTCCGCTACGGCGTTTTCGTCGTACGCGATCTTGCCTGCGTTGGTCAGGCCCCAGCGCACGCCGAAGCTGATGCTGTTGGCTTCGGTCAGCGGCCAGTACTCGAAATACGTCTCATACCGGCCGCGCTGGAGCCGCAGCTTGAACATCGCGTAGTTGCCGTTGCTCGTGCCCGTCACGAGGCGGACACGGGAATCCTCGAGGCTGACCCGTTCCAGGTTGATCTCCCGAACGGTGCCTTGGGCGAAGCTGCTGTCGTTGTAGTTGACCACGCCGGCCTTGTCCCAGCCCGGAGTCGAGAGGCTCGTGTTCCAGACGTAGACTGCGATGCCCGCCGTTCCGGACTGGATCAGGAGCAGGACGAGGCCGTTGGTCAGGACCAGGTCGCCCACGAAATCGTGCTGCGTGCCGTAGACCTGGACCCAGTCGGTATCGATGAAGCCCGGCGCGGCGGGAATGGGATTGGTGGTCGTGTTGATCGTGTCGTACACGCGGACGCCGCCCGTGAACAGGCCGGCGATCGTGGACGGACGGACGAAGAGGGCCGGATTCAGGGTCGAGCTGGCCGAGGCGAGCACGGAGAGCGGGATCGCGCCCTCGCCGCCCGTGCGCGAGAGCGTGTTGGGGACCTGGGCTGTGCTGCCGATTGGATAGCCCAGCAGGGGAACGGGTCCGCCGCTGTAGGTGCTCGCGAGAGAGCCGCCCGACCAGCGCAGGCCGAGGGAGGATGGGGTGGCGGGGGCGACCCGAGTGAGAGTGGCGGTGGCCTCGACTGCGCCTCGGCCATTGTGCGACTCGGGGTCATAACTGAGCGCTTCTATCCAGTACCAACCATCACGCGGATCAGTCCGAACTGGATAGATCGGGCCAGATTGATTAGTCTGGAATGGCTGAAAATACACCGGCTGCATGGCCGGGTTGCTGCGCAACTCTTCCAGTTGGGCCTCTAGAATGCGCAGCGACGCCAGGCTGTTGGCGTTGTTGCCGCCGAGGCCCTGCCATGCCTCAATCCAGAAGTCGATGTCGACCTTCTCCAGGTCGCCTGCCTGTGACCAAGCCGTGCTCCTGGCGCCCTGTATGACGGCGGATGCCAGAAGCTGGCCACCACCCGTGCGAATGCGCACGGGGCGGCCGCCGAGGTCGATATCGTTCAGGATCATGTAGCCGTGAGCAGGCTGGAGAGTCGGCGGTCCACGGCCATCGCCACCATCTCCGGGTTCTGGGCGCCGTTGATGACGACGGTGACGTTGGGCGCCCCGCTGCCGCTGCCGCTATTCGGCACCACATACCCGCCACGCGAGCCCATCACGAGCGTTTCCGGACCTCGCTCACCGACGGTGTAGATGCGACCAGGCAGCACCGAGCCGCCTGACGCCCTTGCCTCCTGCGGTCCGCCGGCCGCGCCGCCGACCTCGCGGAATCGCACGGTGGTCACGATCTCGCGGGGGATGCGATTGTTCAGCTGGTCGATGTACTGCTGGAGGTTGACGCGCACCGCGCTTCCCGGCGCGAGCTGATTGGCCACCATCTGGAGGCTGTCTCGCTCGGCGATGAGCGCGTCGCGCGCGCCGTAGGTCTTGCCATTGAGATCGGCGCTGGCTTGGGCAGCCTGAACATGGGCCTGCGCCTCGCTGAGCGCCGAGGAGCGGACATCGAGTTGGGCCTTGTCCAGCGCCTCCTGGGCGTCCTTTGCCTGCTGGCTGTTCGGGCCGTACGTCCGGATGGCGTCGTTCAGGTCCTTCTGCGCCTGCGTATAGGCCGCGACCGAATCCTTCGTCGCCAGGATCGACTGCTGGTACTGGATGTCGGCGTTGAAGGTCCCGAACAGCAGATTGTTCGTGTTCTGGAGCGCGTCGTTGTACTCCTTCTGCTGCTGCGTCGCGGACTTCGTGATGTCGGTCGCCTTGGCCTGAGCGCTGCCATACTGGGTCGCCTCGGTGCCGGCCTTGTGCTGGTTGCCGATCGTGTTGAGCAGCTGGCCGCCCCAGTCCTCGAACTGCTTGATGGTCTCGCCCATCGGGATCTCGCGAAGCACCTGGTTGAAGCGGCCCACGCCCTGCTCGATGTCCACGAGGCCGTGGACGATCTGCTCGATCTCCAGCAGCCAGAGACGGTAGAAGGGCAACAGCGCAGTTCCGAGCTGCGTCTTGGCGTTCTCGGCTTCCGCTCCGACCTGGCGTTGCATGTTCGCTGCCTGATCGCTGGTTCGCGCGAAGTCGCCCTGGGCCTGCGAGGTCTGCGCCAGGATGAGGTTGTATCTGGCGATGACCTTCTGGCTCTCCGTCACCTGTGATGCCTGCGTGGCCAGGCCCATGCGCAATGCTTCGTTGGTGACGTCGACGTCGCTGATGAAGACCCCCAGGTCGCGCAGCACGTCTAGCTGACCGGTGAGGCCCATGCGGAGCTTGTCCGCCGCTTCGGCCGACCCTCCCTCCAGGTTCATGAAGGACGCCAGGTCGCCGGAGAGAGCGACGAGAGTCGTCGAGCTCTTCGCGACCGCCTGGTCGCTCAGGCCGGCATTGTGGAAGAGGCCGCCGAAGGCGCCGGCAGCGGAGAGCGCCGCGGTCTCGGAGAGGCCAAGGTTCTTGTCGGCCACCTCGGCGAAGTTCACGATCTTGCCGGAGGCTGTGCCGAACACGACCTGAGACCGGCTGATCTGCTCATTCAGGTCCGAGGCCGACTGAGCGAGGTCCACCGTGCCTTTCACGCCGGCGGCCAGGGCAGTAGCTACAACGGCGAGCGGTCCCAGCGCGAAGATGCTCGCCGAGGCGCCCATTCCTTCCAGGGACTTGGAGAACCGCGCACCCACCGGGCCGATGCCCTCCAGCCTCTCCTGGAACTTGCCCACCAGGCCCGTGTTCCGCTCCGTCTGTACCGCCGCCAAGCCGAGCGATGCAGCGTTCTCGTCGATACGCGAACGCATGGCGCGGAGTTGGTTGGCCGCGTCCGTTGAGCCGCGTCCGGTCTTCTCCAGCTTCAAGAGCATCGAGTCGATGCGGTCGCGCAGGCGCTCGACGCTGGCGGAACTCGCAGCCGCCGAATTGGACAGATCCTTGCTCAGCGATGACGCGAAGATGCGCGTCTGCGCGTTCGCCTTGTTAATGTCGACGGACACATCCTGCATGGCCGCGCGGATGCGCTTGGCGCCGGCCGGGGCGTCCGAAGTCTCAAGCTGAAAGCGGGCCTTGAGGACGCGCGTCGTATCAGGCATTGGCTTCCAGCAGTTCTAGCTGCGCCTCATGCGATGCCCGAATGCGCCGCAATCGCCGAACTACGCGGCCATATCGCGTCAGGATCTCCTGCGCCCATTCCACTTGGTCCTCGATCCGCTGCCCCGATGGGTGATGGCTAATCCACAACTCCAGGTTCTCGGGCCGGTTGTCATGGCGCACGCCGTTGATATGATGGACGTGCTCACCGCCGCGCAACGGTCGGCCGATCATCTCCTCCATGACCATGCGGTGCTCCAAGAATTTATGGAGACGGCCGGAGCCATCGCGGCGATGTGACACACAGTATCCCCGCGCATCAATTGAGCCCATACCCCTGGCATTTCTAGCGGGCATCCATGAGGGGTCCCCGTGGACCAGTTGTCTGATGTAGTGAAGTCGACACCAATCGCGACAGTAACGAGATTCCCCGCATCCCGGCACTACACAGACCCGCTCGACTCGTCGAAGCGGATCAAGCGATCCATGCCTACGCAATCGACTGTAGTGCATAGAGCAATAGCCTTTCGCTGCCACTCTCTTGGCACAGTCGGCGACCGTGCACTCACGCTCTACAAGACTGCTCGGCCTCGGGGCCTTCTCATATTCGCAGTACAGTGGATCGCCGTACTTACGCCATCTCGTGTAATGGCAGCTACACCAGCCGCGAGATCGGGCATGTCGCGGGCATCCCTCTACCGAACAGCATCTGGTCGTATCAGCCATAGCGCCGCTTGAACTCCACCTCGGTATCGAGGAGCGAGAAGAGCTGAGCCGGCGTCATTCGTCGGAACTCCTCGTCTGAACGACCGAATCTGACCGTCGCGAGGTAGTGGTGGATTCGCCAGGGGAGTCGCTCGCCTCCCCGCCGCCTTTTCCCGATTCGTTCGCCTGTGGGAACGCGGTGTTCCACGCCTCGCGGATGGCCTCGCGATAGGCCCTGAGCTGCTCTTCGTGGATGGGCGGCTGCAGCATCTCGAGCACCACGTTCGGAGGCATGCGTGCATGACGCAGCCCGCCAGTGAAGGCGACGCGGACGAGCTTGAGCAGTCGGCTCCCATAGCCCCGGATGACGGCATCTTCGGCGGCCGACAACGACCCGAACTCATCCTCGATGAGCTCCAGCGCCTCATAGTCGAAGATGAGGCGCTGTGTCGATCCGCCGATCTCCACCTGGGCCGGGAGGGCCAGCACGCGCTTGGCCTCAGTCGCCATGTCAGCTGATCGCAGCCGCCGTCTCGTTGGCCACGTAGGTGATCCAGGCCGTGGCCGGCGTGCCGGAGGGCGTGCCGAGGAGCGGCACTGACGTGAAATCGAAGCTCTGGAGCTCGTAGTCCTCGTGCATGTTGCCGGTGGGAATCGAGCCCGGCATGCACTTCCAGAACTTCTGGTGCAGGTCGCCGCCGACGTAGTCGACTTGCAGCGTCTGCGTCTCCACGAGCACGAACTGCGGCAGCGTGGTCTGCGTGATGGTCATCGTGACCGTCTGGTTCGGCGTGGTGCCGGCGTCGGTCGCGAGCGCCGAGCTCAACGCGGCCATGACGTCGAAGGAGAATCGGGCGTACTCGACCGAGCCGGCGACCGACTTCAGCACGGAGTCGGCCGACAGGACCGCGTTGTCGCCCTCCAGGATCTTGGTGTCCATGGTGATGGTGGTCTTCATGGTCCGGACGCCCGGGATGTCGACCTTGGATCCCAGTCCGGGGGCCGTGCCGGCCACATCGGAGGTGATCTTGTGGACGGCGGCGTCGTTGACGCCATAGACCTTCGTGGTGTGACCGAGTGCCATGGGTGCTCCTTCGTCGGCGGGGCCGGCGGCAGATGTCGCTCGTCAGCGGTGTTCAGGGACGGACGAACGCGACGTCCCGGTTGGACCTGGGCGTCAGGTCCGCGTCGACCCAGCGGGGTCGGTGGCATTTCGGACAGCGCACTGCGATGGGCAACTCCGCCTCGCGCGCGAGGTTCAGTCCGACAGGAGTGAAGCGACCGCCGGCGGGGATGAACTCCCGCCCGGTCACCTCATAGGCGAGCGAGCGCTCCTGGCGCGCCGTCTCGTCGATGCGCTCCAGGATGCCGTTGCGCCAGGTCCATCCCGGCTGGATGCGCCAGACCGGGCGCGGCTTGCCGAGAACCTCGCTGATGCCGATGTGGCCGAGCTCGGCGCCGCAGTGCGTGGTGCTGCAGCGGACGGCCACCGACTCCATCAGGTGTCCCTCCGCAACGCGACCGTGTAGACCTTCCGCAGGCGGTTGTCGTCGTCGAGGTCGGGCAACTCGCGGGGGCCCTCGACGAGCTGGCAGCCGTAGATTCGTCGGGCTGGCGCTCCGAACGTCCCGAGCGGAGCGCCAGCGAGGACCCGAGCCAACGTGTAGGGCAGGGCATAGCTCTCTAGGCGGCTGCCGCCCGATGTCCCTGAGCTGGGGTCGCGGGCGTACATGTAGAGGTCGACCTGCAGCTCCTCGGTGACCGGCGACCCGCCGCCGGCGGCGGCGCCGCCGTCCTCGGTGGCCTCCACCGTCGCCGTGATGCCCTCGTGGATCACGATGTAGGGCGGCTGCTGGGTGTTGTTGTCGCCCAGGTCGCGCACGAAGATCGGCACGCCGAGGCTCTGGGCCTCCAGGTAGACCTTGAGCGCGCCGCCGGTCGTGCTAGCCATCGATCACGGCTTTGAGCTTCTTCGCCGCCAGCGCGAAGGCGGGACGGAAAAACGGGTGCGGGTGAATGCCGGCCACGCTCAGCACTGGGTGCTCGAGGCCGCCACCGAGCAGCTTCCGGCCAGCCTTCGCCACGATCGGGCGCCGCCGCTTGGGGTTGAACAGCCCGGTGCCGAACTCCTCCCAGATCGCTCGGAAGTGGTTGGTCCCGACGTCGGTGTACTTGGCGGTGACGGTCACGGCGATGCTGGCTGCCACCTCCCGGTCATGGGCCTTGCGCTTCATGTCGGAGGCCATCTCGTGCGCGATCTCGTCGATGCCCTTCCGGGACTCCTTGACGAGGTGGTCGAGGTCCTGCTCGATGCCGTTCAGGAAGGGGGCGACGTCGAACTCGATGCCGATGTCCTTGGTCATGTTCAGACGCCGGGCCTGCGGTCTACGATGCGCGCCATGGGTTCAGCACCTCCGCAGTACTCGCCGGATGGTCACTGGTGGTGGGACGGGCAGCAGTGGATCCCGGCGCTGGAGTACCAGGCCCGGATCCGGGCGCACCAGGCGCGCTGGTCGACCATCAACTGGTTGCTCTTTGGCCTCGGTGTCGCGGCGGTCGGCTTCTTCGTGCTGCTGATCGCTGGGAGCTTCATCAGCCAGCCGTAGACCGGACCTCCCGCAGGGTCAGATCCCACCACTCGTTCGACTCGGCCGGGTTGGCGATGCCCACGATCTGGAACACCCGGCCGAGATAGAGCACCCTCATCGCCGACGAGATGGCCAACGATGCCCGCCAGCGGATCCGCGCCGTCATCGTCAGCGTCATCAACTCCTCGCCGGCCTGCTGGGTCTCGATGCCGCTCTGCTGGTCCAGGGCCGCCCAGGGCGAAGCCACGGTCGCCCAGGTCGTGCTCGCCCGCCCCTCGGAGTCCGTCGAGAACGTCGGCGACTGGAGCGTGATGCGGCGGTCGAGACGGCCGATGCTCATCGCAGCATGGGCCGAACGCCGCCCATGAGCGCATCCACGCCCAGGGGAATCTCGACCGCTACGACGCGTCCCTCCGCAACCACGGCCTGCCGGTTCTCGTACAGGTGGCCCACGAACAGCTTCACGGCCGCTCGCCAATCCTCGGGCACGAGGTCCGGCGTCGTGTAGCCAGCGACCCATTCGATCTTCACGGCGCCGGGCGTCAGGCCAACCGCCGGCCAGATCTTGTTCAGCGCCGGAAAGATGCGGCCAGTCGCCGAGTCCGAGCCGGCCTCGAACGAGTAGCCCGACGAGGGCAGCGTCTGCGTTGTGCCTGATGGATCGGTGTACGTCACCGAGGTGATCGACTGCACCGGAGGCCGAAGCTCGATCATGCTCCAGCTCACGCCGAGCCCAAGACTCCAGGTCGATGGCGAGATGCCGTAGAACGAGTCGGCCGTCCATCGGGTCGGGTCGAAGCTGTCCAGGGTCAGCAGCAGGCTCTGGGTGAGCATCGCGCGGTTGTACTTGCGCTCCAGCTGCAGGCGCGCCGCCCGCAGGTAACCCTGGATGGTCGCGTCGTCGTCGCTGAAATCCACCCGGAGGTGCTGCTTCATCTCGGAGAGCGGGATCGGCTCCAGCGCCGGCGGCGTCTTGATGCTGAGCGTCATACGGCGACCTTCTCCACGACTGCCATCCTCACGGCAGTCTCCAGGCTCGTCCGGGGCTGATAGAAGCTCTGCATCAGCGTCGGGTCCGCCACGCGGAAACGGACGCCAACCGGCTGGTCGGTCTGATGATCTAGGTCAGGCCGGTACCCCGCCGCCCGAGTCACGAGACTAGCCAGTTCGTTGAAGCTTGTCGGCCGGCCAGTGCCGAGGTTGACAGGTCCATCGATACCCTGGTCGACCGCCGCCAGCGTGGCCTCCACGACATCGTCCACGTGGATGAAGTCGCGGACCTGCTCGCCGTCCCCCCAGACCACGAACGGGTCCTCACGCCGGAGGGCTCGCTCCAGGAAGGCGCGGAACGGGTAGCACTCGTCCTGGTCCGCGCCGTAGCCGCTGAAGGGACGGATGACCGTGACCGGAACGCCGGCCTCGCGGGCATGTCGCGCCAGCAGCTCGCCCGTGAGCTTCGACCAGCCGTACAGCAGGTCGGGCGTCTCGATGTTGTCGAGGTCGATGTCCGATTCCACCAGGCGGCGGCCGCGCTTGCGGCACCAGTCGGTCTGCATGCTCACCGGGTAGGCGGCCGAGGAGCTGATGTAGACCACCCGGCCAGGCCGTGTCCGCATCGCCCACTGGAACAGCTCGGCATCCAGGCTCAGGTCGACGGCGAGGTCCAGGGGCGCGCCCTCGATCTTCTGCCGGCCGCCGACGATCGCGGCGGCATGGACCGCGAGATCCACGCGGCTGGTCGCGTGCCGGAAGTAGTCGCGGGCGTCCCATGGCTCGCGATCGGCCACGTCTACGCAACGCACCTCCGTGCCGCGCCGACGCAGAGCACGCACGAAGTGGCGGCCGAGGAAGCCGCAGGAGCCGGTGACGAGTGCCTTCACGTCACTGCCTCCGGACATGCGAAACAGCGCCGCTCAGGCGGATCGCACCAGCGCAGCATGGGGCACTGTCCTATGGCTGCCGCCTCGCAACCGAACAATGCGAATGAGTACATCCCGCCCGCCGGGTGCTCCAGCACCTTGTGCAGCACGACCGTCCAGCCCGTGCGCTCCAGCATCTCGGCCACGTCGTCGCACGACCAGGACCAGATGTGCTCAGCGTTGCTTGAGCCGTCCGGCTCGCCGTCCGGCGTGGATAGCACCAGCCGATCAGCACGCTCACGGATGAGACCCAGCACGGATTCGGGATCGTCGAGGTGCTCCAGCGTCTCCGACAGGACCCACAGATCGGCGTGTTCCACGTGGAACACCGTCTCCTCGATGCGGCCCTGAATCGGGTAGCCGGGCGCGTAGTCGCCAAGGATGAGTCGCGCGCCGTGCGACGCCTCCAAGCTGCGCGCGATGGCCGCGTCGCCGCACGACAGGTCCGCCACGATGCCGCCCTGCGGGAGTAGCTGAGCCGCCATGCGGATGGTCTCGTCCACGCGGATGATGTGGTCGGCCCAGCGCGTGTGGACGTGCGGGCGCGGGTAGAGGAGCATCATCTCCATCTCGTTGGGGGCCGGGCGCAGGCGGACCCTCACAGCGCCCCCACCTGTTCCGGCCCGCTCTCGCCGACCATGTAGACGCCGGGTTGAACGATGCCCCCGACGGCATAGTCCCGCGCTGCCACCACCACCTGAAAGCGGCCCACCGGCTCTTGGTAGATGGGCTTCCACCCACTCCCGCTGAGCAGGTCGCGATAGCCGGCCATGTCCCAGGCCCACGTGTGGAACTCGTAGTGATCGGTCGCCGTCTCGTTCCACGGCGAGGAAGCCACGAGGAAGCGGCAGTACTCGCGGACGCGACTCAGAAAGCCGTGCGGGTCGAGCAGGTGCTCCAGCATCTCGGTGGCGACCGCCACGTCCGCCCAGCGCGGCTCCTGCGCCACGACGTCGAGGCGGCCGACGTTGACGCCACGGGCCTTCGCCGCCTCGACGTTGGCCGGGCAGAGGTCATAGCCCCAGCACTCCAGTCGGCGGTCGGTCGCAAGTACCGAGAGCAGGCCGCCGTCTCCGGCGCCGAGGTCGACCACCGTGGCGACGCCCTCAGTGTCGGCCAGGAACTTGACGAACAGGCCGGCCTGGAGCAGGCGCTCGCGGTGGCCTGGCTGCTCCAGGTGCGGCGCCGCTTCGCGGTCCGCGTACCAGGCTGAGGTGGTGCATTCGGGCACGGTGCCGGCCTCGAAGAGACGGGCTTCCATCAGGCGGTCACGCCGGCCTTGGCGGCGATCATCGCCTGGAGCTTGGCGAGCGCCTGCTGGCTGTCCTCGCGCACCCAGCGCATGAAGGTGGCATGGTCGCGCGCATACATGGCCTGCGAGTTGACCTCGCGGTAGCCTTCGTCCCACTCGGCCGTCTTGGCGAGTGGGTGCACGTGCTCGATCACGACGTCGTCGAGGTAGCGGATGCGCCCGAGCGCCTGGCCCAGGCCCAGCCAGTAGTTGTCGAGGAATAGGTGCACCAGGCCGGGCGGGTGCATGTACCCGAGCGTCTGGATGATGTCCGAGGTCATGAACACGGCGGTCGGAAGTGCCTCGCGCTGGAGCAGATCGTTGCCGTAGGCGATGCCGGTGCCCATCTCGCGGAGCGCCTCGACCATGCGGACGTCCCAGCCCTCGGTACGCGGACGGTGGTCGTCTCCCATGAATCCGACGGCGAAGCGACTCGGCGCGCGCTCGACGGCCAGACGGTTCAGGGTCGGGCCCATGCGCTCGCGGGGACCAAGAACGATCTTCGCCCGTGCGCTCGGGGCCATGTAGCCGTTGAGTTCCGGGTCGTCGTCATCGACTGCGACTAGCAATTCGGCGACACCGGCGGTCGTCGCCTGCCACGCATCGATCAACGCCGCGATGTTCGCCGGCCGGCCGCGCGACGGGACGATGACGAGGAGGTCGCTCATACCTTCCTCCCCGTGGCGCGGAGCACGGCAGCATCCAGTTCGTCGTCGTGGCGGATGCGCGCCTGCCACTTCGGCGAGCTCAGGACCAGACGTCTCATGACGACTCGCGCCACGAGGGAGCCGTGATACGCCACGAAGCGGCCCAGCAGGTAACCAGCGGCGACCTCCAGGACGAGCGTCACTGCGCCACCTCCTGCGCCACAGGCGCCGGGTCGGGCTCCGGCTCGGCCGGCGGCGGGTCCACCGCCCGAGCGCGCCAGTAGTCACGCTCGCTGAGCCACACCTCCTTGTGGTGCGTGGTCGGGACGCCCGTGTGCACGAAGATGGGGATGTCGAGCGCGCCCGCGCGGATGCACAGGCTCAGATCCTCGCTGATCATCTGCCCGGTGCTCGGGTTCAGCGCGCGGTCGTACCAGACAGGGCCGAAGCGCTCGCCGATGCGCTCGAACACCGAGCGGTGGATGAGGATGCAGGCCGAACCGGTGCCGTGGCACTTCACGAGCGTGTCCGGCGGGTAGTCCCACATGACCGCGAAGCCCGACTGGCCCTTGTGCTGCGTCCAGCGGTAGATGGTCGGGACCGGGCCCGTCACGTGGCCGCCCAGGCCGTCCGGTTCGAGTTCGCGCTGACTGAAGCACAGCCCGCCCACGATCGGCCTCTCAACGGGATGCGCTGCGGCGAAGAGGCGGTCGACCGTATCCGGCGCGAAGCCCATGTCGGTGTCGACCCACCAGAGCCAATCGCCCTTGCGCTCGGCCAGGAAATCGCGCACGGCTCGGTTACGCGCTTCGATGAGGCCATCCGTGCCGTACTTGATGCTGATGTAGCCGCCCGCGTGGATCCGGCCCTTGTTGGCCCAGTCCCACCCGAGGAGCTGCATCATGCTGTGGTGCCACGAGTACGACACCTTGCTGTCATGCACGCAGCCGACGACGACAGCCTCCGACGTCTCAGGAGCCTCTCCGGGCGCCGGCGGCTGCCAGGCGTCGGGGACGGGGAACTCACTCATGAACGACGCTTTCCTCTCTCTCAGTCCGGTTCGCTGAGCCAGACGGGCTTCAGGTGGTTGGTCCGGATGCCGGTATGGACGTGGATGGGGATGCCGGCGATCGCGCAGCGCAGACAGAAGCTCAGATCCTCGCCGATGACGCCGCCTACCTGCGGATTGGGCACCGGCTCGTACCACGGATCACGTTGTGTGGCCGCGATACACTCGAAGACGCGGCGGTGGATGAGGATGCAGGCGCTTCCCGTGCCGGCGCATCGGAACAGCTCATCCCTCGGGTACTGGGCCCGGCCGATGAACCCCTTCATGGCGTCGGTGCTGTACCAGTCGTAGATGGTCGGGACCGAGGTCATCCGGTATCCGTTCAGTCCATCGTCCGCCAGCTTCTGCGCGAAGCAGAGTGCGCCGACGACCGGGCGCTCGGTGGGGTGCGCCGCGGCGAACAGCCGGTCCACGGTGTCGGGCATGAAGCCCATGTCCGTGTCGAGCCAGAGCAGCCACTCCAGATCGGTGCCAAGGAACTGGCGCACGCCCTCGTTGCGTGCGGCCGGGACGCCCTGGAAACCGCAGCGGACGAGCAGATCGCCGGCGATGCGGCGGTCGTGCTGGAAGTCCCATCGGATCATGCCCAGGTAGCTGCGGTGCCACGAATGGGCCACCTCGTGGCCATGGACGTACGCGATGACGACGCGAGCGGCGTCGTCATCCACGCGCAGTGATGGGTCTCCGTTCACCCGGCCCTGCGGTCATCGCCTCGACGACCTCCCCGCGCGGCGCCTGGCTGTAGCACATGCCGTAGCGTGCGTCCTCACTGAAGAGGTCCGGATGCGACAGCACCAGCGGATCGTCTGCCGGCCAGTGCGTCCCCTTCTGCACCAGTAGCTGATGGCCGCCCGGCCGGGTTACGGACGCCGTCGCCGTGGCGTAGACCACCTTCATCGGTAGCCCATCTCCCGGAGGCGCGCGTCGATCTCGGCCATCGCTTCCTCCGCGTGCTCGCGGTTGTCCTTGGTGCTGTCGGGCGCCTCGGCGATGCGGCGGTGCGCGTCGCGGTTGGCGATGAGGTAGTGCACATCCGGATCGCCGGACTCTCCGGCCGGGACCAGGACGACGGGATCCGGCTTGGGCACGGAGTCGTACCCGCGCAGCCAGTCCTTGCCTTCGCTGCTGCGGCCGTCGAACGGATTCCGGCGCTCGCCGCCCGTCTCGGCTGCATCGCGGCCGGCCTCGTACGCGGTGTTGCTGGTCTCGCTCACTCAGCACGCCTCCGGGTTCATCTCGGTGTCCATGCCGTCGGCGCCGCCCTCGGTGGCCGGGAAGAGGTCGTCGCAGTCCTTCCAGCCGGGCGTGTCCGCAGGGTCGCTCGGCCCCTGCGGGATGGCCGGAGGCCAGTCCACGACCGTGACCACGGGCTCCGTTTCGGTCGTCGGGTCGACGCTCGGCAGCGTGTCGTCGAATCCGATGCCCGGCTCGCCGGGGGTCGGCGCCGGCGTGGGGTTGAGGCCCGTAGACGACGGGACCGGGTAGTCAGCCATGGGCGGACTCCTTCGAGTGATGGGGGCGGGGCGACCGAAGCCGCCCCGCTTGAAGCTTAGGTGTTGACCAGCAGCCGGAAGCCGAGGTCGTTGATGGAGCCGCCGCCGATGCGCGCGTAGGCGAACCAGCCGCGCTGCCCGGTGGGGCGGTTGTTGGTCACATCGAACAGCTGCGGGACCAGCTCGACGCTCATGCCGCCGCGGCGGGCGATGAGGTAGTTCGAGAAGTCCCCGACCACCGCGAGGCCGATGGTCGCCGATGTCGAGGTCGTCACGTCCGGCATGTACGGCGACTCGTAGACGCCGCGCCGGAACAGCGCGTCGGTCCAGCCCTCGGGCAGGTTGACGGTGTACGCGTGGTACACGTTGGCGGTCCCCAGCTGGCGGAAGGCGTTGTTGGTGACCACGCTCATCAGCCAGTTGGCGTTGCGCCGGAAGCGCTGCGGGAGCGCACCCCAGACCTTGTAGGGGTCGGGCGCGCCGAACGTCCCGGAGGTGGTCAGCGCCACGCGGGTGTTGGTGTTCGCCGAGAGCGCGGTCAGGATGCCCTGGGGCTCGCCGGAGCCCGTGCCGCGGGTGAACTTGTCCACCAGGATCTCGTCGTACCCGGCGGCCAGCAGAGTCGCCATTTGGTTGGCGAAGTCCGGGTAGTCCTGCCCCACCTCGATCGAGTAGGGGACGAAGCCCCGGGCCATGTACACCGTGACAGTGGGCTGGGCCAGGGTCGGCGAGTTGTCCGTGGTGGCCGCCGCCTCAGCCTGGAACGCCCACGTCACGCCCGCCGAGGAGACGCCCTTCCAGGCGTTCGTGTTGACGGTCGCCTGCTGGGCCAGCTCCAGGAACGGATTCCCGGTGCCCTGGGCGGTCAGGATGATGCTGGGGTCGATGAAGACGGGGATGCCGAAGCCGCCGGCCGAGGTCGTGCCCTCGGACATGGCACGGTACTCCTCGTAGATCTTCATCGCGTCGCGCTCGTCGTCGGTGAGCCGCGCGAACCAGTTCGGGTCCGTGACCGCCTTCATCCAGGCCGACCGGTAGCCGTCGTTCTCGGTCACCAGGATGCGCCGGGCGAGATCGTCCGCCGCTCCGCCCATCGAGCGCAGCCGGCTGTTCACCTCGTCCTTCTGGTCGCCCTTCAGGTGCGCGGCGTCCACGCTGTCCAGCACGCGCAGCGCGCGATCGCGCGCCTCGCGCACCGGCAGGCTGCGGACGGAGCCGAACTCCTCGCCGTGGGTCAGCCCGGCGTAGATGTTGACCGCCGCCTTCGGCCTGACGCGCAGGGTGTCGGCGATGGCCCTGTGCTCCTCGAGCTTCTTCATGGCGGCCGAGCGCATCTCCACCGCCAGCTTGAGCGCGCCCTCCTCGGCCGACGTCAGGTCCCGGATCTCGCCGGTGTTGGTCTGGTGGAGTTCACGGATCTTGCCCTCGAGCCGCTCGCACAGCGCGTACAGCTCCTCAGGGGTCCTGCCCCGCAGGTCGTCCAGCGACTGCGGGATGGTAGCGGTCTCTTCGACCTTGTCAGACACGGTAGTGCTCCTTCGAGAGAAGTGGGTTGACGTCGATGACCCGGAGTGCCGCCCGGATGCGGGACGCCTCGCCGTTCCCCGGCTGCGCGTCGGAGTCACCGCCGCCAGCGCTCCTCGCGCCAGGCCGCCCGGTGGTGCAGTCGATGCAGTCGAGAGCCGAGCGAACCGACACCGTGGTCGGCTCGTAGGCCGGGAAGACGACCGGACCCAGTTCCTTGGAGTCCAGATCGTGGATGGCGCGCTTGGTGTTCCTGGCGCTCCAGGTGTCGCCGCCCTGCGGGACCGTGAAGCGGAAGCTCATGCCCCGGATGCCGCCGTCGCGGATCGCGTCACGGACCGGCTGGACGAGCCAGTTGTCGGTGAGGCGAGCCGAGACGTACAGGCCCTTGGAGTCCTCCTCGGCATGCCGGATGACCCCGAGCGGCATGTCGCCGATGAGGGGGTGCTTGCCGTGGTTGAACATCAGCACCGGCATGCGCTGTGCGAGCGTCCGCTGGAACGCGCCCGGCTTGATGGTCTCCTCGAAGTCGCCCTCCCAGTCCCGAATCTGGGTCGGCGTGTTGAAGACGGCCGCGTAACCCTCGAGCGTCAGGCCGTCAGCGCTGGGCTCCATCTCGAAGACGGCCTCGCGCACCTCGGACGCGCCATCCCAATGCCAGCGGACGCCGAGCGTCTGACCGACTAGCGGAGAGATGGAGCGCAGCTCCTCGTACGCCTCCCAGGAGTCGTTCGACGAGGAGCCCGCAATGGCGATGCCGAACCGCTTCGCCGCCGCCTTGATGCGACCCTTCACATCGGCGACCTGTCCGGCGCTGTACATGGCCGCATTCTTGGCCATGTTGATGTAGGACCAGGCCGCCTTCACATGGTCTGCCGTGTCGAGCGGATAGCGCTTCTTCTTGTCTGCCTGGTAGCCCGGATCGGCGTAGCTGACGTCGCCATACGGCGAGGCGGCGGCGCGGCCATCACTCTGCCCGTAGGCGTTCCCGCCGCCCTGACCATGCCCGGATGACCCGGCGCCGGCACTCGTCGTGGTGCTCGTGCTCGCGGTGGCGTTGCCGATGCGAGCGCGTAGCCCGTCCACGCGCACCAGCTGCGCCGCGTGGGATGAGGCGAGTTGGTTGGCCAGCGACATGACGCCTGGATGCGAGGTCTGGCTGAGGTGGTCCTGAGCCATCGCGGCGGTACCGCGCAGGGCCACGGCCATGTTGTGCAGGAACTCGATGTCGCCCGGCGCATGCTCGCCGGCATGGACATCCGTCGGCGGATGGTCTGCGCGGGTGCTCATCATGAACTCCTCGGAGGTGCGGTCTTGCCGTTCGCTGGCGATGGGGTCGGGGGCGGCACTGGCTGCTGCTGAGCGTCTGGCGGAGCCTGGCCGCCTGGGCCGCCGGGTTGGAGCTGCACGCTGAGCCAACCCGGGATGGGCTTCAACAGGCTCATGTTCTGACCCATGACTGCGGCGATGGCGCTCTCCGGCGTGAAGCCGTCCTTCACCAGGCCGCCGATAGTCGTCGCCTTGATCTGCTCGATCTCCGCCGCGTCCTTCGCGTCCTCGCGCAGGATCGGCATGTCGGCCGGGTCATACCAGAGCTCGGCGTCGCTCGGCACTCGCACGATGGGCGCCAGGGCCCGTGCGACGTCCTGCAGTGTCGGGTAGATCCACGAATCTGCCCACAGCCGACGTGCCATCGCGAAGTTGCCGGCGTTGAGCGACGAACCGGCCAGGCCCTCGGCGATAGCCAGGATGACTGGATGGACCCGCGACAGAAGCGCGATGCGTGTCTCGCCAGCGCCCTGCGTGGCCTTGAAGTCGAGTTGCTGAAGGCTGGAGCCGACGACGGTGACGTCCGCGCCAGCGGTTAGATACAGCGTCTTGTACGCGTTGCGGACGCCGGAGTGCGATGCCTCCAGCTGGTTGACGATCTGGTTGAACTGCTCCTCATTGGCCGCCGGGATGCCCTTGACGACCATGTTCGGCGTCGCGCCGTTGCGGAAGAAATTGAGCTTGTGCTCGGTCGCGGCCTGGTCGCCCTGGATCTCGCGCACGGCCGGCGTGACCCACGACATCCCCAGGCCGGCGGCCTCGGGGTCCGGCAGAGGCGACCAGTGCACGACGTCGGCCGGGAGCAGCGTGTAGACCTTGCTCCGGTTGCCACCCTTGACGCCACCCTGCTGGTAGATATAGCCGATGACCTCGCCATCGAGCGCGTGCGCCGGGTCGTCAGGTTCGAGTTGGGAGCCGTACAGGATGGCGACCCAGTCCGGGCGCAGGACGCGCAGGCGGTCAGGCTGCCGGTAGACGTATGAGTTGCCAGCGAGGCCGGCGTGCCACTCCATCCGGGCCAGCAGTTCGCCGGTCGTCGCGTTCGGCCAGGGCTCCTCGAGCACGCTCAACGCCGAGGTGCCGAACGTCCGCCGCGGTGTGTTCGTCGAGGGCCTGTTTCGGAAGGTGAACCGTGCCTGACTGAGCACGAGCGCTCGGACCATCTCGGCCGCGAAGGCGGGGGGGCAGCGCCGGAGTGCCGCGGCATAGCTCGGCAGCGTGGCGCTGATCTCCTGCACGCGCGGCCCGAACGGCGATGTCTGGAGCAGTCCGCCGACCTGGTAGACCGCGCCGCCGTAGTTGAACTGCGCCTGTTGCGACGGGATCAGATAGTCGGTCAGCCACTGATCGACGGGAAAGGCTCGTTCGGCGGTGACGCGACGAGCCTCGCCGACTCGCTCAAGCAGGCCCAATGCCGCGCCTGCGAGTCGCCACCGGCTTGTGCGCATCCTGCCAGCCGACCTTGATGGCCGCCGCCGCGAACGTGATGGCCGCCGCGAGAATGATGCAGATCTTGCCGGCCGTCCACCCGAGCAGCCAGAAGAAGCCCACGACGAGCGTCAGCAGGGTTCGACCGATGTCTATCTGGTGCGCCTCGGTGGCGACACGCTCCAGGTCGATGCGCTCAAGCATGCGATGGTCTCCAGGTGCCGAAAAAGGCGGGTGCCGGCTGCAGGGCGCCGTCCTCAATGGCCTGGCCACGCGCCATGGAGGCGAGCAAGCCGGCGATGAATGCGTCGATGTGGACGTTCTCCCGCTTCTTCACGACCTTGAGGTAGCGTCGGGCAACGCTCGGGTCCTCTTCGGGTCGCGGCTGGCGGCGGGCGCCGTTGGCGAGCGCCGCCGCCTTGGCATGTGCGGCCAACACTGGATGACCATCGTGGGTGAAGTCCGCTGCGAACTCGGCCAGGAAGCGCGTCACCGCGTTGTCCATGCGCCGGTCGACGTTGGTTGGGAACTCGACGACATGCTTGGGCCATCGCCCGG